GGGATGTTCCCCTTGGTCACCAGTCAAAACTTTAACTGGAGGTCTATGAATCATGCCTACGGATACCAGAGAAACAATCTGGGACGAAGGTTACGATTACTGGTGGGAAAGATATTATTCTCCCTCAGGCGTCGTCTTAAGTACCACAGGTCCATTTTATCAAATAGAGTCCCACAAACTAACGGGTCAAACCGTTACGAGTGTGCGCGGCGCTAGAGATAGATTCTGGAAGTGGCTACCTAAGCCACCGAATCCCTGTGACATGCTTAAGAACGAGATTTATAGTAGCAGCGCTACAGTGGTATGCCTGCCTGTTTATAACAGGAATTACGGGTGGTGTCACTACGAGATGTCCGGCCAAATTGGCGGACACGCTGTTGCGGCAGTTTTGGGAAAGACTTTAGCTGTTAATCCTCTCTTGACTGAGAAGGGTAACTTGAGTAAGTTTGCGCTGACGCGCGCTTACGCTAAGGTAAATGAACCAGAGATAGCAGGATTAGTTTACCTCGGAGAACTTCGAGAGACAATATCCATGCTTCGCCGCCCCCTCTCCGGCTTGCGGAAAGGTCTGATGCACATGACAAAACGTGCATTACGTAAACCTAACGGTAAACGAAAGACTTTGAAACATGCTGTAGATGCTCTCTCAGATACCTGGTTAGAATACAGGTACGGTCTTATGCCGCTGGTGTATCAAGCGGATGAGGTCGCAAAATATCTTGCAGAGAGGATGCTTAAATCTAAGAAAGTGCGATACGCCAGAGGTGGCGTCAAACTGGAAGAGAAAACTGAGCATCGTATAAAGACCGCCATTAGGAAAGCCACCGTCTATGTAGACGTGACTGACTATGACGAGGTAGGAGCATACGCCACTGTTGGGTATGTACTACCGGCACAGAAGGAAGCACAGATTCTCGGTTTCGTTGGTACTGAAATTTTGCCAACTGCTTGGGAATTAACAACGCTGTCTTTTGTTGCAGACTGGTTTGCTAACTTAGGCTCATTTATATCAGCTATACAACCTTCATACCTTACAAATATCCTTTGGAATACTGTGAGTAATATCCACAGATTTGAGAGGCAGGCTGTAATTACTGGAGCGGTTGATACGTATGGGCACCCATGCTTTATTAAACACGATGAACAATCGGCGTTTAATATAAATGGGGAACTGGATTACTTATTCAGATCTTCCCATCTAAAGCGTGTTGTTGGCAGTGAGCAGCCGGTATCACCGGCAATAAACCCACGGCTTCTTGGTGTAAATCAAGAGCTAGATTTATTGGCCCTAACCTGGGGCCGATTTCCAAAATTCCTTAAATCGGGCGCAAGTCTGTTTAGGGGAAAACATTAATGAGGTAGACATATGACCGTGCAAAATGCATCGATCAATACCGGTTCGACAGTTTCATCGACCGGCGGAACCGCCGTCACTTACGGCCCCAATGGACAAACTGTTAGCAACGGTATCGTTATCGTTGATACGGCTGCGGAAAGTTTTCTTACGCAAGCTAAAATAACATTGAGTTCAAAACTCCCAACAGTGAAAACCGATGGCTCCATGACCAAGCTTAAACGCAAGGCCATTTTAGTGGAGCCTTTCGTGGATTCGAAGGGCGTCTTACAGTACGATTTGATTCGGATTGAACGAGAAGTTCATCCTGAGTCATCCGCTGCGAAGGCTCTTGACTTCAATGTCAAGGGCGCTCAGTTGCTTACAGATGCAGATTTTACCGCATTTTGGGCCACTGGGAACCTCGGTTAGATTGGATACATTTATGTCTAAGAAAATCAGACATAAATTCTATGTATCCATATTAGTAACAGTATCACTTACAGTTTTTATTAAGTGTGAGGCGAATTTCTATGCTGCTGCCAAACCTGTAGCTACTCTTACAGGTGCTGTTACTAATGACATATAGTCAACTAACTGCTTCGCAATAAAACTTAATTACTGGAAACATCCATGATTAAAACCAAAAGTACCGTACTTTACGACACTGATGATTTCATGAAAAAAGTCTGGAAATCACTTGTTAGGGACTTCCGTACCAGCCAAGGCCACTCCTTTTGTGAAAATGCCGAAATGGCGTTAAATAAAGGGATGAAGCACTTCCGATCTTACAACTGGCCTGATCGGCTCCAAGCACCTATATATACATTTAAGTGCTTATACCAATTGGAGAGCTTCTATAAAAGGTACATTTTTATAAACGACGCGTATAGCTTAAAAGAGTTGGAAGCCAAGGGTAAAGCTGAATTTGCTGCCTTTCAAGCAGAAAACTCTGCTCCTGACTTCGGTAATGAGTACTCGTACCGAATTATGCAGAGAGCAAGATCCGTATTAAAACGGACCCTGGGTCCCTATGATCCAGATGAGCACGCAATGTATTGTCGTTTTGGGAAGAGAGCAGCTGTAGGTGTTCCGATGCGTGAATCGTATTTAGATATCACGACGCGGCGTCTTACTGGCTCAAAGGATCACATTACTTGGTTCGAAAGACATCTCGAAGATGACAGACTGTTATCTGAGGTATGTAGTGAAGGTACTATAGGCCCCAAAGGCCGTACCAAGCTCTACCAAGAATGCGACGCCCTAACTTTAACTGGTGTTCCCAAGAGTTGGAAAAGCTATAGAATGATTTGTCCGAATACAGTTTTAGGTGGTTTTTATTCCTCCGGACTGGCTCGGGTCTTTCAAATCAGACTTGAAAACGTAGGTCTAGATATACGCAGGCTTCAAAACCTGCACAAGATTTACGCAGAACGTGCGTCCGTCACTCGTGAGAGTGTCACAGTGGATTTATCTAGAGCATCAGATGTCCCATTGTGTCAACACTTGAACAAGCTTTTACCACGTGAGTGGTATAGAGCTGTGAAGTTCGGCCGTATTCCTAATGTCATGATAGATGGAAGCAAAACAATGCAGACATCCTTTATGGCTATGGGGATAGGTTACACGTTTACGCTTGAAACTCTAGTGTTCTGGAGCCTTCTCAAGGCAATCCAAGAACTCACTGGAATCAAAGGACTTATATCCGTTTTTGGAGATGATCTTATATATCCCCGAAGAATGCACAAATTTGTAAAAGTTGCATTCAAGAATATAGGTCTTCGTATTAACAAAGAAAAATCTTATGTTGAATCGAATTTCAGAGAATCCTGTGGTGGAGATTATTACCATGGGGTCGACGTGAGGCCCGCTATGCCAGAAATGGTTGGCACAAACCTTACGGGAACACAGTACCTTGCCTTCTGTTATAAAGTTATAAATTCACTAAAGAGCAGATGGACTGAGGCGGAAATCCCGCTTACGATTCGATATATACTTTTAGAGATCCTAAGAGTCACTGATCGTGTCTTTCAAGTCCCTATGCACTTCCCCGAAACATCCGGAGTTAAAACAGATGACATAATGCCTTCCAACGGGATATACCCGTGGGCTAAGGTTGTCTGGAACTCTAAGAAGTTCAAACCTGTTGGTGGCCACGATTATGGCTGGTCTTTCCCTTACTTGGGAGAGGTCACAGGCAAGCGCTTCGTAGAAACTACGACGCCGTATTACTGGGATTGTCTTCGCTCTTCCTCCTTGGGAGACGAAGATGAATATGTGTTACCACGTACTAAATTTAGGCATATCCTTGGCGGACATGATGCTGTAGGCAAGAAGTTTTATCGTCTTGTCCCATCAGCACCATTGTTACCGTCGAAGGGGGATCCCATCTGGTCAAAAGCCGGACCCGAGGTCCTAAGGTATTCGAGCGGCGCACGCAGAAAGAAATGCAAGCGCAAGCAAGTGCCTCCTAAACCTAAACCATACGTGACAGAGAAAGGCAGTACTAAGTACCAGCACCAGGTAGGGTCCACATCCGTGTGGGCCAACGAACCCTAAGGGGTGCGGG